AGGCATACCGCCCATAGCGCTACCCATACCCATATCAGGCCGCATCGGCATACCGCCGGGACCGACCATCCCGCCCATCTGGTACGCGGGCATAGCAGCAGAACCCATCATAGCGGCGCGGTTGTCCATAGCATAAGTGCCAATACCGCCCGGCCCCATAGCGGGTGTAACGGTTGGAGCGAGCAGGCTTGCCAGTGCCGGAGGCAGGTCAAGCGACGTGGTGGAGTACGGCGTCATAGCCCCCATATCAGGCCGTATCGGCATACCGCCGGGACCGACCATTCCACCCATCTGGTACGTGGGCATAGAAGCGGAACCCACCCTACCACTCGATGGAGGTAGGGGCCCGAGGATGCGTTCTCTGTAAGTAGGGGTTCCGGGCACACCAACAGAAATGCCAAAGGGCCTGTCGGGGACACCAAGATCAGCTTTGAATGAGTCACCACCGCCCGGTTTCATTTCAGGGGGTAAGTAGCGAATCATGCCGCCGCCGCTCTCCGGTCCCATGTTAACAGGCCCAGCGGGAGGCGCACCTCTGCCGGGAGGTAAGGGCCCGAGGATGCGTTCTCTGTAAGTAGGGGTTCCGGGCACACCAACACTAATCCCAATGGGGTTGTAGGACCCAGCATTGAAGGCTTGATCGCGACCTAGCTGGCCACGGCGCGCGGCTTCTACGTCATAGGCGCTAGAACCAATACCATATAAGTTTCTAGACCGGGCCATTAGCGGAGACTCCCCTTAATAATGCTGCCGACCAGGGACAGGTCAAGCGACGTGGTGGAGTATGACATCATAGCCCCCTTATCTGGGTGATGAGTGTTGAAACGGTAGCACGAAGGTTAGTCACATCCTGGCTGAGCCGGATGAAATCTTGCAACAGGGCATTATAGTCATCAAGAGATGGAACTTGAACACCGGCAATGGTAAAACCCGTACCCCGAGCCGATAACCCCTGAAACTGAGCGGCGCCGGGGGTACGAGTGGAAACACTGGACCGGGTGATGGCCACGCTGGCCTGATCTTCTTCGTTCCGAGTATTGGTTAACAGTTCGATGTTCTGCTTCATCGCTTCAAGAACGCGATACTGCCATTCGTCAATACCACCCTGCGGTATATCAGGGATGCCTGTAAAGCGTGCCATTACGCTGTCCTCAGACCGGTTGGGGTGTCAGCCAGATGGATTGCACGAACCCGAACAAGACTTTCAATTTCTACCTCGAAGGTATCACTTCTATACCCTGATGGTAGCCGGAATAGGCTACTATTGGACTGCGTTGTGGTGAAGATGAGGCTCTTATCCACGTACAGTTTGAACGTGATCGGGTCGGCTGCATTCCATAATTCTTCAGTCACATTCCAGATGGTGTCAGCATCTTCCCAGAAGGAGGACCCGGCCGCACCAGTATAGTCTGCAACGATACGGGCTGCACCAATGTTTGTGAAGTCCTTGGTGATGAAAGTCTTTGACTTCCACCGCATTGTTGTATTGGGCTGCGCGGCATCATCCCACTGATAAATATCACCGTTAGTGCCGGATATGACATACAAGTTATTTGTGACGACATCATACCATGTGGCAGTAAATGTAAAGTCATTATCAACAAAGGTGCCGACGTTCTGCCCGCTGCCGGGTTCTAATACGATTGAGCCGGTATTAGAAGATGCGATGTACGTATCTTTGTAGGTCACACCCACCAGGGTATTGGGATCGAGCGACGCATTCCACGTATCGCTGCTGTGGATCAAACGTGTCAGAAGCTGCGCTGAGGACGCCGGTGCATAGACCACCAAGCCGTCATGGGTAGAGTAGATAACCCCGAAGCTGGTCTCAACGATGCTGCGCCGGTTAAGGCATGGATAACGCGATGACAACCGGGCCTGCGACATAATCGCTGGGTTCGAGCCTGACAGGATGTACGGATAGCCTTCGGTCAGAACCAATAGGTTACCACCGATCTGAGCAAGCCCGACGATATTGCTATCAAAAGACTTGGAATAGGCCCCCGGCCATGCGTGGAAGACACCCGGCTCAGACAAGTAGAGTGTGTTATCAACAAAGCCTGCGAGGATGCTGCTTTGGATAATTGTCAGACCCTGAAGGTCCTCGGGCGGCGCATCGTAGTCATTAGACCTTAGAATTTCGGTAAGTGACCGGAAGCTGAAGTCATCTGTAAAGTCAAAGACGCCGCCGTCACCCCAATACCGTGCCGTGGTCGTTGGCGGGTTCTCAGACACATCATAATAGAGCGTACCGGTAGCAGATGTTGAGGCCACGTTAGAGGCCGTCTGGGCATACTCAAATGTGTACTGGTCAACGACCTCAGTGATGATACCGCCCGTGATGTCAAACGATGCTACACTGCATCCGCTTATCTTAAAGCGGTCATCCTTAAACAACTGATGGGGATACTGAAAAGTTACTTTAGATACGTTACTAGTACGCTCTACGGTTGTGATGGTGTTGGGGAACAGCAAGGTTGCCAACCGATAATACTCAGCGTCAGTCGTACCAGCCAAGGTACGGTAAATCCGAATACCACGGACGAAGTTATCTCCTGCGGGCTTTACGGTAGGTAGTGTGCCAACAGTAACAATTTGCCCTTCCTTGATGAACAGGGCATTAGCAGGCTCAGAGCCAATAGACTCCTCCTGCCAACCTGTGTACCAAGTGTAGAGGTAGTTACGAGATTGAATCTGCCCACCAAGGTCAACCGAACCACTGGAACTCGATGTGGTGGTCACAGTCGGGCCGGGCGAAAAATACCTGATGGTCGTTGAGTTGATAACCGTCGCTTCCGCAGTGGTGTTCAGATCGCCAATATCCCAACTCACATCGCCGGAAGTCGAGCCGGAAGCTGTGTCGTTACATGTGAAGGTGTTCACGTCTACCACCGTGATGGCGTAGGTATTGGTTGTGGCGGTGCCAGATGTAAACTTTAGCAGAACATCGGCACCACTGGACAGGCCATGTCCGGTGATCGTCACCGTGATAAGCGTGCCGGTGCGGCTGTATGTGCCGGTGCGAAACGAGAACCCTGAAACTGTGATAATCGACCCGGACTTCACGTTGTGCGCTGAGCTTGTCACCAACGTGACGTTGTTACCTGCGGCGCGGGCGAAAGAGGTTGTGGTTACAGGCGTAAAGGTCGTAGCGACAGATGTTGGCTTGACTGTGGGCAGAGGTAAGCCCAGGTCATAGTACCCGTTGGGGTACGGCATGGAACCCTGCGTAGCCAAATCATAAGTGCTGACCTTTGGGACACCGTCGCCCGTATAATAAAACCGCTGTTCACTGGCTGTATCCGTGGCTGGCGTTGCAATATCAACAACAGCATTCCACGAAAGCCAAACAAGAGCGTCGGTGTCTGGGTCGCGTAAAGCATAGAGCGTACGGATAGTACCCGAACGATGGGCATCCGCCACAATGGTTGGCGTCGGGTAGGGGATAAGATCACCAGAGTACAGCTTGCAGTTCTCTGCAAGCTGCGCAGCCGTATCAGATATCAACTCCGAAGCGTTTTTCGGAGTTGTCCCAAGGAACTTGGTGATCTTAATCGCTGACACTGGGATTACTTCTTCGCTTTCGCCAAGCACTTACCAGCAGCACGGCATTTGCCCGGAGTCGGGCAGCCGGGGCAAGGCTTAAAGCCACCCACCATGCCACCCTTCTTGTAGCTGGCCATACCCATTTTGGCCTTACCGGCCATAGGCTTACCCTTCATCATGACTTATCTCCTACAAGTTTAAGGGCTTCAGACTCAACTTCATCGACACGGCGAAGCCATCCCTTGCCGAAGGTAGCATAGATCGGAAGCCCTTTGTAGAATTCTTCTCGGGCACCCGAAAACTCGCGGATAAGGTCAGTTGTCGGACGACCTTCAACCATGGCCAACGTCTTTGGCCCTATCGCTCCATCAGCCGTGACGCCCAGGACGGTTTGTAATATCTTGGCAGCACGGCCAGGGCCTGCATTAACGGCCATATCAAAGACAGCCAGATCAAGGCCAGAAGGCAACCGATCACAAGCAGCCCGGTTCCAGTAAAGGTCTCGATAAATTTGTTGAAGCTCGGCATCACTGATGTTCCTCAGCTCCTCCTTGGTAGCATCACGCCCCAAGAACTTGGAGTAGGTCGCTAGCGTAACACCTTTCATGGTCGCACCGCCAGGGTCTTTTGGATGGTCAGCCCACCCCCCTTCGTGATGCAGTATAACCGCTAGGGCCTTGGGGAAGTTATCGTTCATTTCCGCGCCATCCTACTCATGGTTTCGGTTTTCTCTTTACTGCCAGCAGATGAACCAAAGTAATAGGCCACCACACCGCCCCAGGCCGTCCCCAGAGTGCCAAGCATAACCAACATAGCCTCGGAACCGCCATGCTGCGGCAGTCCATTCCTGAGCATATAAAACAACACACCGAAATAGCCGCCCGTAATCAGCCCCGCCAAAATGCGCGGCGTCCAGTCTTTCGTGGCGACTTCCCGGTTGCGGGCGCTGTCGCGGTCTGCGCTGGCGATGCGCTCAAGATCAATGTCCAACTCGCGCATTTTGACCGCGAACTCTTGCTCGGCCTGCTTTAGCGCCAAAAGCTGCTCTGGGGTGGCTTTGGCCGCAGCCTGCACCAGCTCATCTTCAGTACCGTCAGGCTTGCCCAGGAGAGCCTCAGAAATGGCGCGCGTGGCCATGCCAGCCAAAGGACCGCCAACAGCGGTGGCGATGCTGGGCGCAACCGTTCGCACAAGGTTGAGAAGGCTTTCCATGTTACTTCTCCAGCATAAAGGTCAGGTTCTGGTGTCGGGGATACGTCACCGTGCGCTCACCCTCTGGGCATTTGTATTTGATGGTCGCCAACAAAGTTGCCTTTCCGGCAGCAGTGGTTTCTTTATCAGAAATGTCCAGTAGATATGTAAAGGTATCAATGTCAGGGCCAGCAGGCCCGGTAAAGCGAGTCATGCTTGGCGTGGCAGAATGTATTACACCGGCTCCGTCACGAACCGTTACCTCGAAATTCTCAACAGAACAATCATCCCGCTTCTTGATACGAGCTACCGTGACAGTGACAGGATGCCCAATCTTGGCTGACTCAATCCTAAAATGTTCAGGAGACCAAATCAGAATTTCATTCTTGAACCAGCCAAACTTCTCACCCGCGCTATATCCACCAACCGCCAACGCAAAAGCTGCGGTAGCAAGTTGGATTACCGGAGTGATTTTGGGCAGCTCCATGGCTAATGCAGCTTGAAAGCAATACCGACTAGGCCGGAG